AAGGATCATATCCTCCTAATTTTTGCGTATTTAACTGTACATTAAATTGATCTCTAAACCAAGATCTCATTCCTGTATCTGAAATAACCTCTAATTCATCAGTTTTTCTAGAACTTCCGCTTAACTTAAGAACTGAAGCTCTTTTGGTATCAGTAAAATACATGTCAAACCCCCATGAAGTAAAACTCTCAGGATTAAAACTAATTCCATACTCTTCTATTCTAGCAATTTGTGTTCCTAATATTTCAGGCACTGAAGCTATAGCGCCACCACCAGTAGAATCACTTATTAAATTTTTAGAAGCTAATACATAAGATATTTTGTCTTCTTGCAAAACAAGAATATCAGTCTCTCTTGCGTGAAGAATCATTACAGGGCCAAAACTTGTTTCTAAATCTTTAAAATTAACTAAGCCTAAATTAAACTCATTTAAATTATTGACATTTGAAGAGCTACTAAATACTCCGCTATAAGTTATGCCAGCAAATCTATCTGCAGATTTAAAATCTTGTGTAGATACAGCTAACGTTCTTTCACCTAAATTAAAACTTTTTCCAATTAAAGAATCGTTTATTTTATAACTCTCAACACCATTTCCAAAAGTATAACAATTAGCAAAAGGTATTGTTACTATAGCGTTTCTATTAGCGGTTTGAGATTGATCACCTTCTCTATTACCACCCATATGAAATCCGTTAGTAACATTATAAGCTTCTGAAGCGTCAAAATATAAATCAGAACTTGCGTCTAAAGGTTCTGTTTCCCACACTATTAAATTGTTAGCTCTAGTTACTACTATTTCAGCGTTTATATTAGAGGTTGAACCACTATAACCGCAACCTCTTACTCCACTTCTACATGTTAAGTATAATGGTGAAGCTGCATCCCCAGGATTTGCTTGCCAAAATTGAAAATTAGGTTCAAAAGGCGTGCAAATAATAGAATTTTCATTAGAAGCTAGTGTTGATGTAAAATAGGCTTGATTCATTCGATCATCTACATTCTCTATTAGCTCTCCTACACCAGGATCAATATCATCACCTTTAAACCATTGATACAAGTCGGTATAATCTGCACTAGCTACATAAGTTCTTTCCCACAACCATTCAATACCAGCACAACTATTTCTATTAACTCTACGAATAAACCATCTCATATAGATTTGACTACCAGCTGGTATTGTATAGTTATTAGTTGTTGAGTCATCATTAGTGTAAAAACATGGATAACTTACTTTAGCCTTACACTTGCTTCCAGAATTATCTCTATAATTAAAATCACCTAAATCAATAACTGCGTTGTCATCTATAGCAATTGAAAAGTTTGAGGGCTTCATTTGCATATACAAACCAGCTAATTGATTAGATTCTGCCCCTAACCCAGCTGCAGTTGCTAAAAAATCTACAGCTTCAGCTTCTACAGCTAAAACCTCGGATTTTACTAACCTCTCTAGAGGCCCAGACGCATCTCTTTTGACAATTAACACATCACCTGCTTTTGGTATATTTTTATTTTGCCCTTCTAACTTAAAGTACACTACTCTGTTAGCGGTAGATTGATAATAAAAATTAGAATATAAAGTTTCGTAATTTCCGCCACTTGATTTTGTGACAAATTTATATTTAGTAGCCCAAGAAGGCGGTAAGTTTTCTATATTTACTTTTATTTTATTTTGATTTACACTATTTAGTGTAGGAACGAATATTGTGTTGTTTTCAGAGACCAACACTGTTGAAGCTCTTGCGTTATTATCCATGTATACAATACCAGTATCATAATCCCTGTTACTATGTAATGAAGACGTATCTTTTTGAGATGTAAAATTCCCAGTACCTTGTGCTATTCTAAAGTATTCATATACTTCAGTAGCTCCCGACAAGAATTTCATTGCTAAAATTTGTAATGAAAATGTATTTCCAGAGCTAGTTAATTTAAACCCTTGTTGAGTTTGTGAATTAATACTACTGTTGGATTTACCAAAAGAACAATTAGTTGGTGCAATTAATTCAGAGTTAAAAAAGTCGGTTAAAGAAGATCCTAAAGCTGCATTTGCAATAACTTCAAAATTAACACCTATTAAAGTTCCTATTCTATTTGCAAAAGCCTCACTATTAACCATATTAGAAACTGAAGAATAATCTTGATCTAATGGAAAAGAAAAGTTTAATAAAAATGCAGGATTTTCAAATGAAGCATCATAACAAGCATCGCCTACACTTCCGTTTAAAGTATCATGTTCAATGTTTAAAGTAAAATTAAAACTAGACCCTCTTTTTAACAACAATACTTGACCCGATAAGTCAAACGTAACCTTAGAATTAGGTATCGTAGTGGCAGCAGCTGGATTTATTGAATACGCTATGCCTTCTGATAATGTTGCATCAGGTAAATCTTCAAATAAAATATCATTAACTAAATGACTAGTTGTATAGTTTATAGGAATTGAAATATTGTTTGAATTTGTAATATTGTATCCATCTTTATAATTAGCATACATTAAACGATTACCCATTATCGTTTGAGCTTTTGCTGTTTTAGGTACGTTATCATACAACCTTAATAATTCATCTGATCCTAAAGAGGTGTATATTTTGCTGTTAGTAAATGTATAATTTTGAGTAGTATTGTCAGCCCACCCATAATCTGATTTATTAAATCTTTCTATTACAAAAATAACATTAGAATCTGTTGGTTTAAATAACAAATCAACTTGTATTACATTTTTACCTCCCGTATTAAAACTGACTTCAGCTGTGTTATACTGGTTTATCATACCAGCATTATTATAATTATTAGTATCAAACCTAAAAGGCCCTGGAGCAAAAGCTGGTTTTGTAAATAAAGACGTTGCACTATATTCTTGATCAACATAGCGATATCTATAAGCAAAAGTTATAAACCTTTCGTCTAAATAATTTTCATCTCCTGGCGCTGAAATTAAATTTATACTTGGCGCTGTTAAATTGTCTAAATTAGTATATCCAGGTGGTTTTAATATCACACTAATATCTTCTTCAATAACACCATCTAAATCTCCTACAGGATCGTTGTAATTAGAATTAACATTTATCTTTCTTGGAGGATTAAAATTATCTGTCCAAAACAATAAATTTTCTATTTTATTAATACCAGTTATTAAATAGTCAACATTAAAATTTAATAAATCTAATGTTGTAACATGATAAACTACTACTTGCGTATTTGTGTTGTATGACACAACCAAGTCCACAATTCCATCAGTTGCAACTGGATTATTAGAATCATGAATAAACCAATAAAGAGTTTCCAAAGAGCCGTCTTCAAACGCTCCCAAACATTTTGCTTGATTAGATAATGCTTGACCACCATACGTTAAAGTTGTTAATTTAGAATTTCCTTTTGAATTTTCTACTGCACCTATTTCTGTAGATTCAGTAGACCCTAATCTAACATTAATTGCATTAATGTATTCGCCTGGAGGAACTAATCGTTCATCCACACTTTTATTCATTCTACCTGCAATAAAATTTGTGTTTACTATTGGCATTTTATTTGATCCATTTATCCTGACCTCTTAAATTCATCAAGAGTCTTCCAGGGTGTATATTACTTAACCTAATTTTTGCATTTCTTAATAAAGAAGATTTGTCTTTTCTAGCTCTATTAACAATATACTCTTGTACATTTAATTTACTATTTAAAATAGAATATCTTATATAGGCGTATATAAATTCTTCAAATAATTTATTCACACTAACATCAGAATCAACTCCATTTTCCATGCCATCAGAAACATATTCTAAAACTATAGAACCTCCGCTTGCGTTAGAACTAAAATTGATAACTCCTCTTTGTTTATCTATATTAAAAGTCGGGTTAACATTGGCTGTTTCAGGATTTAACCCAAAAGCACCACCTACGCCAAAATCAAAAAACCAACATCCATCAACACACCAACCTTCTTGTCCATTATACGGACTTCCTGAATTTAAATAAATACTTTTCTTGTTAGAATTTAATTCAGAAAATTCAGGTTTTAGAACATTCCCGTTTTGATCATAAATTATTTTACCTTGATTATCTTGTAAGTAACTTTCAGCCCATTGTGTCTGTATGTTTTCGCTTAAAGGATATAAAACTCCATTTAAAAATTGAGATATTCTTACCCAATTAACAAAATCTGAAGGTAAAATAAATCTTAAATTTTCATCTAAATCTAATTGCAATATTTTAAGTTCTTTCATTGCATCGTAATTCAATTCTTGAATACCTCTTTTTGCATGAAATAAAATTTGATATCGTTCTATGTTATTAACCAAAGAATGATTCCCTTGATACATTAACATAAAATTATTTACTATTTCATTTAATGAAACGTATTGATAAGATCCCCAATTTTTATCTTCGGGTACTGTTCCTGAATTTGCATAATATGCGTAATCATTTATATATGCCATGTCTTATGTTTGTATTTGGTTATCTTCTACTTCTTCTGTTTTTCCAAACTGATAAACTTGACTTTCTCTAATTTCTATTCCTATGTATTGACAAATCTTAGCTACAATACCCGGTTCATCCGATAATGGTAATTCAAAATCTTGATAATCAGCTTGCCCTTGATCAAACAAAGGTTCGCCAGTGTTTAAAGAAGAGTATGTCCATTTAGGTGGTATAGGATACCTAACGTATTCGGCACTTACACTTCCTTTTGTTGTTAAATTGGCTGGATATACAGTAACAGTATTGCCTAATTGACCAGACGCTGCATTACCAACTATATTACTTGTAGCGCCACCTAATACATACGCTGGGTATCCAATAGAAGGAGCTGTTAAAGGTGAATTATTTAAATAAAATATTTTGTTTTGATTTACTCTTTCAATTTCCACAATATTACTAGGGCTAAAAATAGAATAAGATTCTCCAATAGATGCGGCAAGTGAAAATAAATTATAAGATAAGGTTAATTGAGTTTGACTATCCACGCTTACTACATATGCTGTCCATCCGCTATATTGTGCAGCACCAGAAGCTGAAGTGTTTACTAAATATTGACCAGCTACAACACCTGAAGTTACAAAAGATGCGTTCGCATCAGTCAATGTATTTGCGCCAGCGGCAGTTGTAGTACCAGCATCTATTAGTGTTGGAAAATAATTTAGTTTATTAATAAAATAATAGTCAGAGGGTAAGTTATAAAAATTGTTACCTAATTGATCTAATCCTTTAGTAACTGAAAAACTATCTATTACTTCAACTAGACCTTTTACAATATCAGCATACCCTGTTCCTGAAAGCCTATTATTTTCTTTATTAATCCACGCATTATATTGATAAAAATAATCTTCAAACAAATCCATCTGAGCTTGCTGAGAATATAAATTAAAATCTTGTGGAGAAATATATCCGTAATTATTTTTATTAGCAATAGCTAAAACAGTATTTCTAACCGAGTTAATCATGTCGAATTCTTTTTACAAATATAGACAAAAAAAAAGAGGTTACTTTTTTTGTAACCTCTCTTTTATTTTAATAAGAATTAAATCTTACGATTGTAATGCAGCATCCTTAGTACCTGTAACAATTGTAGCAATTGTTGTTGGTGGATTACCAGTCGCAGCACTTTTAGGGTATGAACTTGCGCTTGGAGTAAAAACTGGCTGTTGCCATGATAATGTCAAAGCAGTTTCAATAGATTCGTTTAAGAAGTCCTTCCAGCTAAAGAGATCGTAAGCATCGCTAGCTAAAGTAATCTTTAAAGACTGAACTGAGTTAAGTAAAACATATTCAGCTTGCGAAGGGCCGTCTGTAACTGCTACT